CAATTAAAGTTAGAACATATTCTACGTTGTCAATAGTCTGTTTGTTGATTTTATTGATGTAGACTAACTCATCCTCGAAATCTGATAAAGGATCTCGGGAAGTTACATACTGCTTTACTTCTTCTAGAATAAAATCATCTGTTGGAAGTAGATTGTATTTTTCGAAGTAGTCTTTGATTACAGTAAAAAGCTTAGTATGGGAAGGGAACTCAAAGTATTCTGGCTTTATTAAAGTTATAATCTGTAGTAGGAAGTTCTTGTCTGTCTTGGATAGGTAAATTATGGCTCTCTGGATATTCTCAGAAAAATCGTATGTCATTGTTACATCTGCTTGGTAGGTTTATGAATGTCTAGCTTAGTCTTACTTGCGTCCTTGTACCCACGCTTATTAGCGTTATCATAGGCTTCAGAGGTTAGTTTCTTAGCGGACTCTATTTTGTTACTAACCTCTTTATCTGTCAGTCTACGAGCACCTTTATCTTTAGCTACTTTATCCCAATTAACCTGTACTGGTTTATACCATCCAGCATCGGTGGATAAAGCTTCTTTAGTATCTCTTACTGCGTTATTAAGGAATCGGTTAGCTGAGTCTTTATCAAAGCCTTTCTCGATATGCTTATAATATCTTGACCTCACAGAATGGAAATCTAATGCTTTGTTGCCTGCATTAAGATTACCATTATCTTTAAAGGATACATTTATATTAGCATTTCCGTGATATCTTTCACACTTATTACCGCATTGAGGGCATTTAGTCTTTTTAGGGGCTTTACCTACTTTGGCTTCTTTCTCCCAAAATATCTTACATGCTGGGCAGTCGTATTCAAATATTGGCATTATTATTCCCCGCAACTCCCACCCGTGAGTGAACAAGCCTCATTAACACTTACTGATTCTTCTGCTATTTGAGCCATGTACTTCTCGATATTCTCATCGGTTAATGGAATAGCTTGCAGCGGTTCCATCCCTCGGCTACCTGCTTTATAAATTGTTAATCCCTTTAAATAAGGTGCGTAACCTAAAGCTGTTTTAGAGAAGTTTTCTGCGGTAGCTGTTTCAGGTAAGTTGATAGTCTTGGAGATACAAGAATCAATATACTTTTGAATAGTAGCTTGAACTCTAATATGATCTTCGGGAGAAATATCGTAAGCCCCAGCAAAGACACTTAAATCCTTGCCCTGTTCATAATACTCTTTGAACAGTGGATCAACCACTAACTGAGTCTTCCAGGTTGGGCCATCTCTGTAGGTACGGTTGTACATTGCAGCGAAAATAGGCTCGATACCACTAGAGACTCCCATGAGCATTGACGTTGTTCCTGTAGGAGGAATCGTAAGCATTACAGCATTACGAATGCCATACTCTTTAATCAACATTCTTATTCTTGCTGGGAGAGTCCGTGCGAAGGATTCACTTAAGAATTTCTTATAATCAAACTCTGCAAACGAACCTTTATCTCTTGCAAGGTACATTGATTGCTTATAGGCTTCGTCTCTAATAGTAGAGAACAAACGCTCTAGGAACTCTAAACATTTCTCGTCCCCGTACTTTAGTCCGAGTCTAATAAGCATATAGTGTAAACCCATTACACCTAAACCTATTCGTCTAGATTTTTCCGCCACGGTTTTGCACTTATCTACGGGGTAAGAGTTTATGGTTAGTACGTTATCTAGGAATCTAACCCCTAATCTTACTGTTCTCGCAAGACGTTTCCAATCTAAATCAGACTCATCAGGAAGAAGCATGTTATTAAGATTTACGTTACCTAAACAGCAATTCCCGTAACTTGGAAGACTAATTTCTCCACATGGATTAGTTGATTCTAGTCTTTCGAAGTAAGATACGTTGGTATAAGCGTTAGCTAGGTCAATGTTGTAAATACCAGGCTCACCACTATTTACAGAGTTTTTCCAAATGATATCCCAAAGCTCTTTTGCCTTAATATCGTTCTCTTTGATTATCTCAAAGGTATCTGTCCAAGACTTACGATAAAACTCTAAAGCTCTTGCTAAGGCATCTTCTCTAGAAGTACCTATTACTCGTACTAAATCTTGGCCGTTTCTTATAGCATCGTAACAGTGGTATTCCCGGTTATTAAACTTAAATACCCAAACGTCATCATTCTCTACGGCTTCAAGGAACTTATTCGTAATAGCTACAGAGATATTAAAGTTAGTAAGCTCTTTTAGGTCTAGCTTAACGTGAAGAAACTCAAGCATGTCTGGGTGATCTATATTTAGAATACCCATTAGCGCGGCTCTTCTATTTTTACCCGCCTTTACTTGGGTTGCTATACCATCAATAATCTTTAAGGTTGATATAGCACCAGGAGCGGAATTCTTGACGTTGGAGATATCGTCACCTTTAGGGCGAATCTTGGATACGTTAAATCCAATACCTCCACCAGCACAAGAGATTCGGAACATATCGGCGTAAGTTTCCGCCAATGATTCAACATTATCTTGTGGGATAATTACATAGCAGTTAAGTAGATTATGTCGTCCCCCATTACGACCAGCACCATAAACGATTCTACCGCCAGGAATAAAATCTCCATCGGCCATAGCTTCGTACATTAAACGAGTATAAAGTTCTTTATCTTCGTCCTTCTCTGCTGATCCTACAGCTTTGGCAATAACCATACATCTTTCTTGCCATCTGGTTTCCCCTGGATAAGCGTAACGTTTCTCAAAAATCTCTTGGCCTAGTTTGTCTAACTTAATTTGCATATTATTTCTTTCCTAAAGACGATATACCGTTTTTCTTTATCACGGTTAGGGTTTCAGCACTATCTAGCATAGATTTAAGTGCCTTGTTATGAGTTATAACGAATAAAAGTTTACTTTTCTTTAATTCAGATAGTAATATATAGAGACCTTCGATTCCATCTGTATCAAGATTTTCTAGGCACTCGTCGAAAAAAATTATGTTACTCTCTTCGGTGTCTGACAAGCTTAACAAGCTCTGTAGACCAAGCATTACAGACAAGCCAACCTTACGTTTTTCTCCTCCAGACAGAGAAATATAAGACAGCTCTTTTCCGTTATGTTTAATAGTCTCAGTTAACTCGTCATTAAACTCTAATACGAACTTACCTTTAGATAAGTTTGATAGATAAAAGTTAACTTTAGTATTAAAGTAATCTAGAATGTTACGAATAATATAACGAACAATACCTGACTCAGAGAAAGCTTTCTCCCAGAATCGCATTATCTCGTAGTTATTATTTAGATCAGTCTTAACATTAATAGCATCTTGAATACTTGTCTTGAAGTTCTCAAGATTAGCTTTAATTAGATTCTCTTCATTCAATAGATTTTTGAATACGAGATAATCGGATAGTTGCTTCGAAGAGAAAGTTAGTTTATGTTTTCTACTTTCTGCTACAGCTATTTTAGTTTCTACTTCTTCTATCTCAAGCTTACATGCTTCCATGCTTTGCTGAATAGCGTCTTTAGTTATAGCTTCAACTAACCTCTTTCCACAAGTACCGCACTCGAACGGATCTTTGTTAGCCTTAAGTTTCTCTTTGTAGTCCTTAAATTCTTTGTTAAGATAAGCTAGATTATTTTTAAAATTCTTACACTCTGAATCTACCTTCTCGTTAAACCGTTCTTTCTCTTTAAGGTCATTAAGATCAATGTCTTCAAATCCTAAGTAATCTTCCTTAAGGGTCTTCTCTATCTTATTGATCTTTAGTTGTTCGTCCTTTATCTTCCTTTCGTACTCTGCAATAATAGCGTCTTTAGCTTTTATGTTTTGTGAATACTCAGATTTGAGGAACTTAACTGATTCTCTTAGATCGAACAAGTCCTCTATGTTAAGGAAGTTCTTAATGATGATCCTTTTATCATCTGGGGTAGCGGACACGAATTCTATGTCATTAGATTGGCCGAATACCGACGAGGCTAGAAACACTTTGTAGTTCGTACCTAAGTGCTCTTCCACCAATAGCTGAGTGTTGAGCATATTGTTCTGTGTACGCTCTTCTCCATCAACAAAGAACTTCAAGTACGAAGGTCTACGGCATCGTTCAATGACTACAGTATCATTAACGGTTATAACTACCTTACATTCTTTAGGAGAATAGATATTAACTAAAGCGTCTTCATTGGATTTACGAAGGGTTTTACCGAACAAGCCCCAGACTATAGCTTCAATAATAGAGCTTTTACCTGAACCGTTAGATCCACCAGTATCTTTGTTAATACCTTCAATAACGTAGATTCCGTTCATGGAATCAAAATCTATCTCCATGTTTTTAATGGAGTAGAAGTTATTGATTTTTATTCTGTTTATTCTCATGTATTAGTTTTAACCCGTTAAGTAGGACTTCCTTAGATATAATAGACCCGCTGTTGTTAATATATTCCTCAATAATATCGTCGTTAATTTTATTAAGAGGGTTGGTTAAATCTAGGGTTACTGGTTTATCTTTATCTTTGTTTATTGGTTTATACCTCGTTTCAACATAAGCTACTTTAGTTTTATCAATCAAAGATACTACAGAGTTCTGATCCTCAATAAGAGAAGACATAACGATTCTAAGCATAGTGAAATAGTTAGGATCATTGATAAGCTCTAAGCTATCTTCCACCTTATCGTAAGGAATTACTAAGTGTCTTGGGCCAAAGTTTACTTCCTTTAGCTCCTGTCCCATTTCATCGAAGACTAAGTAAAGATTAGGCTTACCCGCTTCTTGAAAGTTTGTAGTATAAGGTGTTCCTAAGAGGAGGACATTCTTCTTTTGATGATAATTATGTATGTGCCCAAGTATGCTTGGATTCCTAAAATCGTCAATGCCAAGATTAAAGTCGTTATCGCCAGCGGAATTAAGAGCACCATAAAAGCCAAAGTGACCAAATACAGTGTACCCCACAGGAACTTTCGCCAGTATTTCTTTAATAGTAACTTCATTCTCGTAGTGAGGAATCATGTACCATTGTTTATCTTCTATTGGCGTAGCCTGTGTGAAGATCTTAACTTTACTATTAGCAAATAAGCTTAATGACGTAAGGCCATCATCAGTTTTATTCTCGCTATCATGGTTTCCTCTAAGAATATATACATTACTTTTGTGGGAAATGTAATCTATTACTTCTTTTAAAGCTAGTAAAATACTAGGGTAAGGTCTACGATGCATCATCATATCACCTAAGAATATGACATTCTCGATCTTACCTAACTCTCGCTCTTTATTGTATAGTTTAATTACCGCATTTTTCTGTGCTTCTAATATTCCTAATGGCTTAGCGTCAAAGTGAAGGTCACCTATTACTAGTGTTCTCATTCTTTATTCAATGCTCTCCAACTATGAGGAAATATTTTACGCATTTTATCACCAATTTCGTAAACTAAGTCTTGGGTCTCTTTCTGCGTATGCTCTTCTGTTCTTAGTTTAAACATATGATGCCAACCAAGTAATGTTCCTGTCACTACTACTGTAGTAAACATATTTTGTGGAAGAACCATTCTTGCTTGTTCTGGGGCAACACCTTTTTCTAGCAAATGGTTATAAGTAGCTAAAGAAGATTGAACGCAATCCTTCATATCATGAAGCGTCCATAAGTGTTGATTTACCGGAGTATCTTTGGAGCCTTGCTTTTTATCTTTACTAGCTTCTCTTAGAATTTCAGGAAAGAAAAACTCAGGTTCAGTAGAAACATAACGTCTTGATACTTCACTCCAAGAAAAGCCGACCTGATGCTTGCCGATCTGCCTTATTAAAAATAATGGCGCATAAATCCTAAGTGTGGCCGAGGGATGTCTAAAAGGGAGAACGTGCCCTTCTCTAGCTAAGTAAGTTAGCAATCGAGAATCCTTTTCTTCGTCAAATACTGTATGCTCTTTATCAAAGGAACATCTAGCAGCGTTAACTACAAGTAGATCCCCATTTTTTGTATAACTAAGTAAATCTATTTTAGATGTTCCTTCCTTCATATTATAAATTACCATTTTATTTTAAATTATTTTTTACCCAGTAGTCACTAAAGTTATAAGCAATACTACAGTACTCATCATAAATTTTTCTAGCTTCAGGGCCTAAATATTCATAATATCCTTTATTAAAAACATCCCTCGCAGAGCGACTAAACCAATAGTCTAAGGTAATTTTTATTTTTTCGTTCTCAGATAACCTTTCGGGAATTAGTCTTAACCCTTCTAAATGCTCCTCTAAAGAATACCCATATCCCCTGCATTGGGGGCACTCATAGTAAGCATGTAAAAACTGGTTCCACAATACTCTAGCATAAATTTTCATAGGTCACCATTTTCTTATCGGACATTCCTCGGTCATCATTCTAACTTTAGCGTGTAAATAACAGCCACATAACGAGCAATTGCTTTTTACTTTGTGCGAACAGGCTCGACAAATATCAAAGCGTTCAGAAGCAACCTCTGAAAACTCAAAACCAGCCCAAGCCCATTTCCATAAAGATTTAACAAGCGAACGCGCCTTCGAGTATAGGTTTCCCATTTTTAAAATGAATCTCCTGTCCACCAGCAAAGGATGAACCAACTTCCATCTCTATCTTCAAAGGCACCTTGAAATTAAGGTTGAACACCTTCTTGATTAGATTATAATTAACTTGCTCGTCATAGATAATTTCTAAGGCTTGAGCAAGTTGTGCTTTTCTAGCTCTGTTTTCTACCGAGTCGTGAACAGTGGCTAGAACCCTAGCATCAATGTTCTCTGCTCTGAAACGTCTCTGTATGCTTACCATTGAAGCCGTCATAACATC